GCCCCCCGCCCCGTCGCCCGGGTGTGGGCGGCGGGGCGGGGGGCCGGGTCAGCCGGCGTCGGGCTGCTCCTCGGTACGGCAGGGGCAGTGGGGCGGCCAGGCGTCGGGGGTGCAGATGCACTCGCGCGCGGTCTGTTCCTCGGCTGCCGGCGGCGTGAGGACGGCGCGCCACTTGGCGACGGTCTTCTCCGCGATCCACCCGCTCTGAAGGCAGGGTTCCCCGGGGTGGCCCTTGTGGACGAAGTGACCCAGGACGTCGTGGAGGGTGGCGGCCAGCTGGTCGCGGCGCTCCTGCAAGGCGTACCGCTCCTCGGCCATCTCCTGCCGCTGCTCCATGGCCCGACGTGCGGCAAGGTCGCTGGACCCCACGTCCTTTCGGGCCTGCTCCAGCTCAGCGGCAAGCATGCCGCAGCGCTGCTCTGCCGCCTCGGCGCGGGTGGCGTTGTGCTCGGCGTCCTCCCGGCAGACAGCTGCACGCGCCTCCGCCTCCTCGGCGGCCGGCATGAACGTCACCGGCCCGGCGTGATTCTGCCGACCGCCCCCGTGCTCCTTGATCCAGCGGGCTTTGATCTCCTCGTACTCGGCTTCCGTGAGCTGGCGGGGGAACGTCAGGACTGTGTCCGGCTGCCGCTCGCCGTCGAGCGCGGCAAGGACGGCGGCAGGATGCAGCGCCCACGCGTCGGGCTTGGTGTTCGCGGCTTCGGCCATGGTGCGGACGCGGTCGACGGCGGCTTGGAGCTGCTCGCGGGTGGGCTTCTCGTACGGCTGCCACCAGTCGGGGGGTTCGACGGTGAGCGGGGCGCTGCGCCGCACGGTCCGGGGGCCGTCGCCGAAGTCGATGATGCCGGCGTCGTCGTGGATGAACTCCTCGTAGTTGATGGTGCGCTGCCCGTCCTCGCTGGTGCTGATGGTGAGGTCGGAGTCGAACGGGATGTGACGGATGTTGATGCCGTTGGCGGTGAGCCAGTCGACGACGTAGCCGGGGGTCGTGTGCTTGGCCATGAGGGGTAGCTCCGATCAGTCGTCGAGGACGGCGAAGGTGGCAAGGCCGAGCCACGTCAGCACGGCGCACACGGCGCCGACGATGGCGGCGAGCTGGCCGTCGGCGGTGAATGCGTAGGTGCCGAGAGCGGAGAGGGTGCCGAGGGCGATGCCGAGCAGGAACAGGGGCATGGGTCAGTTCTCCGGGGTGTCGAGGGTGCGGATGGTCGGGCAGGGGTGCGGCACGGCGTAGTCGGGGTAGTCGCGTTCGGAGCAGTGCTCGCAGTTGCCCGTGTTGGCGTTGCGGATGTGCAGCTCACGGACCCGGTCGATCGTGGACCGGACGGTGACGAGCTGCTCCTCGACGCCCCCGGCGCGCTGCTTCTCCTCCCTCCACTGCCGGTTGCGGAGGCTGATCTGTGCCCACAGATTCTGGATCTGGGTGGGGTCGGCACCGTTGGCACGGAGGCCGGCGCGGAGGGTGCGCAGCTCGGTCTCAGCGAGGTCGGCACGGAGTCGCTGCCTTTTCGCGGCACGCTCGGAACGCTCCGAGCGCTTCCCTACGAGGGTGGTGAGCTGTGCGGCTGCGGCGGTCGCGGCGTCGGCCTCCTGCTCGGCGGCAGCCAGCTGCTCGTACAGGGCGTCGAGAGCGTCGTCGGTGATCGTGTCGGCGGTGTGGCGGTCAGGCACGGCGCTGCTCCTCGAGACGGGCGGACAGGGTGGCGGCGGCGGAAGCCGCGGCGTCGAGGGGATCCGGGTCCGGTGGCCGGGCGGTCGCTTCGGCGCGGCGGGCGTCGCGGTGGCGTTCCCAGGCGGCAATGCCTGCGTACACGGCGGCGGTGGCCAGGCCGAGGATGAAGCCGGCGCCGACGAGGAACAGGGTGGGGAGCAGGCGGTCGATCACGGAGCGCTCCCCTCGCGCGGGGCGGGCACGGCCGGCTCGTCGTCCCACACGATCTCGGTGGCGCCGCCGTGTCCGTGGACGGCTTCGGCGTCGGCCATGGAGTCCCAGAACACGATCGACGGGCGGGGCCCGAGCCATCGGACGGAGGCGGTGCCGTCGGGCCACTGAACGCCGACGGCGACGGTGCCGGTGCCGGAGACGCCGGAGATGTCGTGGTGGCGGTGGAGGTGGAAGCGGCGCGGCAGGGTGGTCATCGCTGCGCCTCCGGGTCGATCAGACTGGCCGCCCACAGCGCGCCGTCGGCGAATGAATCGCCGTGCGCCGGCGGCAGGTCCGCATCGCGGATCTTCTCGGCAAGCTGGTGGATGAGTGCTTCAAGCGCCGCGCACATCTCCTCCTCGGTCACGTCCTCGGACCGCATCAGCAGGAGGGCCCTGCCCGGGTCGCTGGCGTGCTCGGCGCGGCAGCAGCGCCGGTCGGGCAGGTGCACGTTGCGGTCGGCGAACGCGCCGACGACGGCGGGGTCGTGGAGGAAGTCCTCGAGGGACTCGTCTTCGGTGTCCCAGTCGCCGTCTTGCAGTCCGCCGATGAGGTTGCTGAGGACTTTGCGCTTGGTGGTGTCGTCGGCGCCGGCGTCGATCAGGGCGCGGGCGACGGGGTTGAAGATCTGGTTGGCGCTGCTCCAGCCCATGGGGGCCTCCTGGTGGGTGTGGTGGGATGGGTGGGTGGCCGCCCCCGATACCCGCGGGGGCGGCCCGTCGTACGTCATGCCGCGGGGGCGAACTCGGGCCCGCAGTCCTGTGAGGTGTGGATGACGGCCCGCAGCCGGGCCCCGATCCAGGTACCGACCTGCGGGGAGACGGCGTTGCCGAATCCGTCGACCTGGTCGCGGGCGGCGCCCCAGACAGTGAAGGTGCCGCGATAGTCGTTGAAGTCGACGTCGAAGCCGCAGCCGCGGCCGATCTCGTGGGCGGCCATCATCCGGTAGAAGCAGTCCTCCAGCGGTAGCTCGGCGAGCGAGGCCTGCCACTGCGCCATGAGCAGCGCGGTCGTGTCGCGGGAGGTGAGGGTGCCGAGCGGATCGGTGACCGGGTGAGGCGCGGTCTCGGTGCCGGTGGGGCCGTTCTGCTTGTACCAGCCGGCGGCCGTCAGCACCGCCGGGATCTGCTCCGAGGTGAAGGTGGGCATCGCCTCGCTGTGCAGCGTGGGCACCGTGTTCTTCCGGTACGGGAGAACACCGGAGGACAGCACGGCGAGGGTCTCCGACCCGACCTGTGTGGGCAGCGGCTCCCCGGCGCCGCGCGCGACCCCCTGAAAGTTGTCCACCGCGAGCGCTGCCAAGCCCTCAGCGGCGGCCTGAGCCCACAGCGGCTGGACGACCGGCCCGGTCGACAGGATCGCGGTCTCCTGCTGGCTGGTCTGCGTCGCCATCGGCTGCAGCAGAAGCCGCTCCGAACCGTGCACGCCCTTCGCCGGCATGAGGATCGCGGGGAAGTCGGCGAACCGCTGGCGGCAGCGTTCCGCGCGGGCCATCGACGACCGGGCGAGCGGCCCGACGAAACCGTCCTTGAAGACCTTGATGGGCTTGTCGCCGATCCGGACCCCGAGGTCGGTGAGGTCGAGCGCGGCCAGTGACGGCGTCATCGGCGGGACGACCGGACGACGGCAGCTGGGGCACCGGTACTCGTACTGCTTGCCGTACATCACTGTGCCGGACTCCGGGATGCCGGTCTTCCACGTCCACAGCGCCTCGACGTCCTTGTCGCAGTGTCCGCAGTGCGACACGGGCCGGTGCTCCAGGTCGGGCATCGGCAGGGACCTGTCGACGAACACCCAGTAGCCGCGGTCCCGGGACTGCGGGACCCCGAAGAACTGGCTGTTCAGGTAAAGGACCTTGTGGTTGTAGCCGAGCAGGTCGAACTGCTTCAGCCACCACCGGTACGTCGAGCCGTCCCCGACCTTCTTCCGGCCGGGTAGCGCGACCCCCCATGAGGTGAGCTGGGTGGTGCACTCGACGAGGATGAGCCGCGGGTGGTGCTTGGCCGCGTACTGCAGGACGCAGTTCGCGGTTGCCCGGTCCCTCTCGGACCTGGTGACGCGCGCCTCGTAGTCGGGGTCCTCCAGCTCGAACAGGGTGAGGCCCTGCTCGTACGCCCGGATCGTGTTGGCGAGCGAGTGGTTGACGCAGCTCACGCCGGCGGCCAAGAGGTCAGCCGGGGGAAGGTCGCGGGCGGAGTGGTAGTCCGCCGCCTCGGGGTCGACCAGGTCGGCGATCCAGTGCTCGGCGTCGGGGTGATTCCGCTCGTGGACCTCAACTTTGTAGGGGTTGTGGTTCGCGGCCATGATCGTCGTGAACCCGGCATCCCCGATGCCCTTGGTGAGTCCGCCGAAGCCGCTGAAGAGGTCGACGGCGGTGAGGTCGTCGTGGCGGAATCGGCGGCGTCTGGTGGCCGGCCGGTGGGTGGCGGTGCGTGGCAGCTTCTTGGACGGGTGGGCCATCAAGGTCTCCTTCGGGGCGGGTGGGGGAGTTGGGCGGGGTGTGTTGGCGTCAGGCGGGGACCTGGTGGCGGTGCTCGGCGGGCAGGTCGGCGTCGCAGTAGAAGCCGATGCTCAGGCCGAAGTCGCGGGACTCGACGACCTTCCAGGCGGCGGTGTTCGTGCATGCCGGTCGGCCGTCCTGCTGGCGGTGGTGGTTGGTGGTGCACGCCTCGGCGGTCGGCGAGTCGCCCATCGTCCAGCCGTCCGCGCGGTGGAACATGCGTACGTTCGGGCCCTCGTCTTCGCCTGTGCCGTTGGCGCCGGTGAGGTCCTCGCAGACTTCGAGGTCGAGGGTGGCGGCGATCTCGCCCAGGGCGACGTAGGTGTCCTCGTCGAGCTTGTCGCTGAGGAGCTCGGCGACCTTGTTGATGGCGGCGGCGGCGTAGGAGCGGCCCACGGAGTCCAGTACGGCGGACAGGGCGTGCTCGTGTGCTGCGGTTCCCTTGAGGTCCAGGTACTGGGTGGCGTCGTAGCTGCCGCGGCCGTAGGCCTCGACCGCCCTGGCGTGGACGCGCTTGTACGCCAGTTCGCTGTAGGGGTCGGTGTGCGGGTTGAGCACGTACTGGGTGATGGCCGTGCCGCAGTCGGCGTGGTCGATGAGGGCGTCGCCGGCCTTGATGCCGCAGGCGCAGCACTGGAGGAAGTTGCCGCCCTCTTTCGTCTTCGGGTCCCAGTAGCTGCCGAAGTGGACGGACTCGGTGGTGCCGCAGTCCTGGCAGTTGGTGGGGCCGGTGTGGCCGTGGGTGCGGGCGATGTCGGTGGTTGTGGGCATGGCGGTCTCCTGGTGGTCAGGCGGGGGCGTCACAGCCGATGTGGGTGTCGATGCCTTGGGTGGTGAGTTCGGGTGCGAGGGGGCGGTTGCAGATGGTGCAGAGGGGCTTCGTGGGGGTGGTTTTTCCTCCCCCGTCTCCCGCACCTCCCCCCTCCCTAGAGGGGGAGCGGGGGGAGGG